TCATCGCCATATCTCACTATCTGATTCTCTACTGGCACGTCAAACTGGCTTACCGGATATTGGGCTAACCTTTGCTCTGGGGTGAGGTTCATGCGGGCTTGGGTTAGGCGGGCTTCGGCTTCACCGGCGAGACGTTTGTATAGGTCAAAATCAGAAGTACCAGTTGTTTGGTATTCGTGTATTAAAGAATCAACACCCGATAGTTCTTTCTCTAAAACCGATGTATCTTTCCCTGCACGGAAGTCATCCAACATCTTTTGCACAATCGCGCCTTGTTTTTGCTTTAATCCTGCATAAGTCATTCCTTCAGGACTCCCACCCCTAGCGAACCCCTCGCGTTGTTGGATAGCGTGCTGGAGTTCGTGAAGATTTGTGCCTTTGACTTCTTGCAGGTCGATATTCTTCTTTGGCATTCCCAAACTAATCATATCTGACTTGCCCATTACCCCGCCTGTATATGCCCCACCATATTCGCTAGGCATTCTTCCAGTCCACAAATTCGCCGATTCCGGGTATGCATCATACAGTTGGTCGTGAGAAAAAATATCTGACTGACTACGCCCAGCATTTTGCGCAAGCTGTCTAGGCGCATCCTCGGCCATTACAGCCGCATCATCCGGTATCTCAAACCTCGGTTTCTTGTCGGGGAAGCCGAACGTCCAGCCGGTCTCGCCCCATATCTTTTCATCAGGTACACCGGCAGCCCTCAATTCTTCCGCCTTCATCAGTTTGGAAAGGTCTGCGGTTTTGGCTGATTTGCCTGCGAAAATGCCAGCCAGTAATGGAAGTCCGTACACCATATCAGTAGGGCTTACAGGTAGCATTGTGCCTATCTGGTAGGGTGCGCTTCGTGTGTCGGCGTTGAGTAGCTCCGCTAAGTGATTAGACCCACCAATAGGGCGTTCGGAGCCAATACCAAAGGGTTGCATTGCCATGTTTGCCAAGTCAACCGGAGCACCAGCAATACCAGTTGCGAGCCCTTGCGCTAATTTGGATAACGAGTTCGGAGCGGTCTGGCGAACCGATCTCCAGTATTCAGGGTCAGCAAGGAAAGATAAAGCGTTGGCCATTACTGGTCGCTTTCTATGTTCGACCTACGCGATTCAAATAACATACGGTAATCAGACTTCGCCATAATGGGTCTGGAGTTGGTGCGCTTGATTCCCTTGAGTGAGTCGTTCGCCATCTTCATAACGACTTGGCTGGGGGTGGTTTGGAATTCGGGAGCGATTGCAATAGCGCCATTAGATGCTATCGCTTCTTCCCATCCAGGCGGAAGGCTTACCGTCCCATCAAGCGACAAGGCGGTAAACGGGACTCTTGTGGTGAGGTGCAGGACGTTAGCGGAATCAGGAACAGGCCACACTTTAAGCGACCCTGTTGCCATTGTTCCTTCGTAATAAATAAACTGGATAATGTTGCTGGTGGAGGTTTTGTCCGAGATGGAGTTGAATTCCTCGGCATCGATTACCCGCACTGGATAATCTATGTTGCTTTCTCGCAGGAACGCGCTCTCGATTGATACAGGACGGACTGTGTTGAGGTCGCCACTCGGCCCAATGGTGTAGCTCGACTGGCCTGACACCATTGGTAGAGTTTCTTCCTGCAAGGCATACGCCATCAAGCGATCATTGCGCCAGCTGTCTAGCATGGCGTTGATCGCGGTCAAGGCATCGGCTGATTCTGCGGCAGTGGGGGATTCGCCGCTGTTGATTAGTCCTAGTAAGCGGCTTGCACGATCGACTAGGGTTTGACCTGTTGCCATGATATTACCTCATCGGTGGCCTACCTCTGCGTTTGGCAGGTTGTTCGCCCGAAGGTTTGGCAACGTCCCCTTCTGTCTCGTCTTGTGACTGTGCCGGATTATCCTTTGATTCGGTCTTTTTTGCAACTTCTGCGGCGTATTCCTCATAAGAGGATTCGCGCCATCCGTTCTTCTTCATCGCCTCGACTTCATTGCCTGGCGCATCATGCCATCCGTTTGCGTCGTGTCGCATCAACATAACTTATTCCTTAAAAAAGGGCGAGTTTCCCCGCCCCTTTACATTACACCACAGTAGTCACTCCAAGATTGTTCAACGCTGTGCGAAGAGCAATAATGGCAGTAAGTGCGGTGGCCAAATCGGTCGGGACGGCGCATCCGGTTTGCTGCACCACCGGGGTAGCGCCGAAGAAACCGATTTTTTCGGTTGCGGATTGCCCAATCTGTGCACCGGAAGGGGCGTTGTATGTGACTTGTTCGTAGTCTTGTGCGGCCATGATTATTTCCTTTTTAGAAGTTAGTCAAATAAGGGGATTACTCCCCCTATCTTTAGTTCGCCGCGCCAATCATGCGGCAAGCCCATTCGGGCCGTAGTGCAGCCATCCCGTACAAGGTATCGATCCGCATCAGCAATTCGTCGTTGCGGATATCGCTCGCCAGCCAGACGCGCAGGCTCAAGTTGTCTTTCCGCTTGATTACGCACTTGTGAGCGTCGTCCATCATCGGCAGGTCAGCAGTGATGAACTGGAATGCCTCTTTGTGGTACATCAAAGATTGGACGTAGCTGGTCGAAGCCAAACCGACAAACACGACAGCTTTTGCGTTGAAGTCCGTAGTGGCCAACACAGCACCAGTGGAAGATCCAACATTACGGCGCGCCCCAGTCAAGACAATAGCCGGAGCGATGGTCGTGGTCGTTGCGCCGATTTCCGTGATGGTGAACTGTTTCAGGTGAGCGTAAGCGGACTTCGTTTCCGGGTGAACGTCATATACACCAGCAATGGTGAACACTTCGCCTACCGCTTGATTTGCCACAGGGATCAACGTGTGCATGTCGATAGTCGTGCCGCCATCAGTCACCAAAGCATCCGCATCGGTATTACCAGTTACATCAGACCCGTTGGTTTGAGTCCAGACGCGCTCGTTCTCGTAGTAATCGGCCATCGCGGTACGTGCGATCAAACCCTCACGATACTGCTCTGCAACTGCGTTAGACGGGTTGAAGTAAGCCGCCATGCCGTTGACCAATCCGCCCATCGTTACAGAATCCATCTGGATAGCACGGCCATCCTTCGGTGCGAGTTGCTGGTTGATTTTGGCACGTGCTGCACCAGGAACAGTCAGATTTGTAATGGCGGTTCCGGCAGTCCCGGCTACTTGGTATGTTGCTTTCGTCGCGTAGGCCAAGAAGTCGGCCTCAATACCAGAACACAACACAGCCACAGCGGGCTCGATGTAGTTCTTCGACAAGTCATCAAAGGCAGCACCGGAGTTAACAGACTGGATCAACTCTTGCGAGTTAAAGCGCATGTCAACGTGATCGTGAGTCGCCACCGTGATGCTTTGAGTTGCTTCGTTCTGGTCTTGAACGTCCATCACGCGCGAGCCTTTGGTGCGGGTGTATTGGTTTGGTTTGCGGATGCGAAGGGTTTGGCCATTAGGGCCGCGACCTGCTTGGTACTTGAAAGATTCGTCGTATTGACGGTCGATAGAACCAATGAACGAAAGTTTTTCGTGCGCAATACGCTGCGCTTCTTTCGCCACCATATCTACTACTGAGAGGTTATTAGCCATGATTGTTTTCCTTTATCGAGCTTTAATATGCTTTTTGCGCCAGTCTGCAAATTCCTTGTCCGTCATCTGGTCGGGTGATTTAGATACTGTCGCTCGACTACCGGACGGTGTAATAGGCTCCGGCGCATCCGTTGTTGCTTTTTTGGGAGCTTTCAGCTTCGATTCAAGGTCTAATATCGCCCGAACTTGCGCTATTGGCGAAAGTCTTGCGATTCGCGCCGCTTCCTGCATGTTGGTTCCGAGGTGATAGGCAATGTCTCCGCCTATATCAGATTCGCCAATTGCGTCGCGCATTGCGAACGTGATGGGTAAATCCTCATTACTGACCACTTCCTCAAAATCTTCATACTTTGATGCGGTCTTTGCGATGTTACTTGCCAGCCGTTGTTCGTGTTGGGTTTGGGCTTGTCTCTGGCGCTCCTGCTCGTTTTGAGCCTGAATGCCTTTGAACTTTTGCTCAACCTTCCAGTCTGTTACGGCTTCAATGTAACTTTCATAGTCCTGAAACTGATCTGGTTTTGGCTCCCCGCGATTGACTGGCTCCGCTTTGGGCTGCATCTGCGATTTAAGCAGTTGTAATTCAGCTTCTGCGCGTGAGTACCGTTCAATCTTGCGAGATTCTTTGGCAAGTCTGCGCTGTAGAATGTCATCCAATTCTTTCTGGGTGAACGTTCTTTCTGGCTTGACTTCCGGTTCTGTATTTTCAACCTCGGAGGGAACCGTTTCCTCTGTCGGTGGCGTTGCGTCTTGAACTTCAACGGGAGCAACTTCCGTTTGTACTTCGGGTGCTGCAAAGGCATCGTCTGCCATGTTTTCCTCCGGCTGTGGGATAGCGCATCTCTCGATGGGCAACCTGGAATGCGTCCAGTGGCGCTTACTCTAAACCTGTTAATTTCGATTGTCAATAGTGAGCGCTCACTCTCACCGTAAAGCAATAAGGCAAGCCGTGTCATTGACCTACTTGAAAAATCAAGTAGCACCCTGTAGGGGAATCAACCACTCATTGCCGGGCGCTCGTTTCGTGAGCCATTCGCTGTTGTCATTAGACAGTAGCCCGTATTGCCGCATGTGTTGATCGTGTCTGCGTGGGGCGGCTTGCCAGTTACCCCAATTTGTCCAGCATGTAACGTGGCTGCTGGTAACGTCCTGTATCGCCGGTCTGCGTGTTAGTAATCCACTAACATATCAATGTTTGCCTATTCCATTGGGTTGTGTTGAGAGTAGGCGCTCACTTCGCTATCAATATCCAATGTCTTTTCGCACACCTTTCCACCGATCTTCATCTGCTCGATGAGTATCTTTGTGTCCGAGTCTAGTTTGGCAATGCGCTCTTCAAGTTCTAGCTTCATCTGCTCAATCTGGAGCTTTGCAGCTTCGATGCCACTATCCTCCGGCTGGGCTTCTTGCATCACTTTGATACGGTTTGTCTTGGCGTTGAATTGGTCGATCTGGAGCTTCAATGATTCGTTTTGGGCGTTCATCTGCGCGACTTGAGCATCAACTTGCATCTTTTGCTGTTCGCTTTGTTTGTCCTGTAATGCTTGCTGCATTTCTTGGATGACTTGGTCTTGTTGCTGGATATGTTGCTGCGCTTGTTGGATCGCTTGTTGGACTTGTGGCGGAATCTGCGGCTGTTCGTCATCCTCTGCTTGTTGCAGTTGTGGCGGCAACATGAGTTTAAGCCTATCAGCAATCTCTTCAGATTGCGGCCAGTCCATGTTGCGAATCATAAGGTCGCCGACCAACTGGAATAGTTGAGGGTTCGCTTGGGTAAGTTCAACCATTGCCTCGG